GTTTCCCAGGCATATCTGAGCAGAGGAATCCAAGACCTGAAACCCTCCGTTGTCAACACACCGGCCTGCCGAAGCAGGCGAGAAGTCGATAGCAAACTTATCGTATTATTTGGTGCCCCTCTCCGCCAGCCACAGGGGACTTAACTGTGGGCGGTGAATATATATTTCTATTCATAGCTCAGGGGCTCCGGCTTCGGAGCGTTCCACCCCATACGCGCGAGGACGGAGCAAAATACTTCATCCGCGTCTGGGGTGTTTCGCAGCATAAACCGCATACCCGCAAGGGCCTCTGTCTTAGGAGGCTCGCCAGGAGCACGACAAAGGTCGGCACGCGCCAGCATCTTGAACAGATTACTGAATGTGGCCGTCCACTTGCCGGTCTTGGGATTCTTCACAAAGAGGTGGGATGTGAAATCCACCGGGCCGCTTGGCGGGCATTCGAAGCCCGAACCCTCCTTAGTTATGCAGCCTGTCGTAGAGAGCAAAGCAAGGTCGACGTCCCCGGTGTGTACCTCATCGTCTCCTGCCGCCACGGCACTGGTTGCCCCACAGACCTGGAGCGTGAAGCTCCGAATCGGTGAGTTCTGTGCTGAAGTCGACGGAATGCCGGAAGAAGTCACGCCAAAGTACCTACTTGCCCAAAGGATCTTGCCGATGACAATGACATGGGCGGAGTTTGCCATTGCCTCTGTATACAAAACCTTCCAGGTCAAAGATGACGGAACGTTGAGCAACATGGCTCGCCTTTCCGCGTCAAAGACCAGAGCGTCTCTACAAACTGACAGATCCCAACCAGAAGCGTCGGAGCCCCTGAGATTCTTATCTCCCCCAGTCATGAAGTCGAAAAGCATGCCCAGGTGCTCGATGCCCTCGTCGTGATGTCCCAGTCCAACAGCCTGATCCGGAAGACTGGACTCAGTAAACGCAGCGATGTCCGCTTTGTTCTGCGAGTAATGTGCCAGTTCTTGAACAACGGCGTCCAACACAGAACAGTTCCAAATCAGACGCCAGCGCTTGGCCTGAACTTTCTTCGGATCGTGTGGCTCCATCTTGGTAAAGACGTCCGAAGGGTCTTTCAGCCCCAAAATGACCATGTCTTGGGGAGACAGCCAGGAGATGTTGTCGCCTTCAGCAATGCGTAAGGCCAAGCGGCAGGACGCCAGGTAGATGAGATCTTCCCTGTTCTTTTCCTGGGTAGTCCATGCACTCTTCGGCCCTGGCCGATAGCGATTACTCCAACCGGCCGACTTCGTACCGTCGACACGATCAAGATAGTCGTTCACCCTCTCCACAAAAGGCTTCTTGGTGAGGGGGTCACTCCTCGGGTATCGCTGAACGAACTCGTCCATCTTCTCCAAGAAACCTGGAACCTCGCGGATCTTGTCCCAATTTCCGGGCTTCTGGCGAGCAGCTTGGGAGACATAGCTCTCCCTTACGGCTTCGAAGCCGCTCGGAGGAAGAGCATACCCGGCCAAACTCTCATAGACGCCCTTCCCTTGGTATTTGAGGCCCATGTCCTTGAGGGTCCTCGAGAACTCCTCAGACAGACCCTGCGCTTTGCGTGCTGACACGTTCCCGGGCGCACCGTCGCATGTGCCGACACGCCTAGCGTGGAGTTCGCCGTTGGAGTTGTGGACCGAGTTAGCGGAGGTTGGAGGTCCAGGCGGATCAAACTTGACGTTGCCCGCAGCAAGATAGTTCTTGTATTCCGCCATGAGTCCGGAACGCAAGAGAGTCTTCGCACCAACATTCCAAAGCCTCTCCAGGGAACTATAGTCGTACTTCGTTAGCCAAGACTGCAAGTCCCTCTCGGCGGCAGAAGTCAACTTCGACATCTGGCGAGGCTTCCGGCACTCGTCGGTGGTTCGAGCCCAAGTAACTTTCTTCTGTTGACTCAGAGGAAGTCCCTCGAACTCAGAAGTGACCTTCCATGCGTCCCAAACCCTAGGAACGGACTCGTCCACGGCTTGAACCTGTTTCCTCTTGGCCCTCTTCCTGGCCGCCTTCGATTGCTTCGTAGAGGCCTCCGGAGTCTTAGGGACGGCGTCCACACATGGTGGCTCCTTGGCTGAAGACGCCTGAGGAACAGACTCGTCTGTTGCCGACTCATCAAGAGCTTTCCCTGCTGGCTCGTCAAGAACCTCTCCGTCAGGAGAGAGAATCCGGTACCAAACCTCGCCTTTCCAGACGACCCTCTCCATCTTACCCTCCGCAACAAGGCTAGAGAGCTGTCGCTTGCCCTCTGCCTTACCGAAGAAGTAGCAAGCGGATTGGGTCATCCATTCCCCCCATACCTCTGGTGCAAGACTGTAGTTGTCTCGGTACCTGGGGAAGAAGTCAAGAAACGCCTCTTGGGGACTCATTTCCTTGACCATCGCTCCAAGAACGTCCTTGAATTGACCAGGGTAACGAACCTGAAGCTGGATCGACTTGTACAAGGCGGAATCACTCCTCTTCAACTTGGTATCAGCAGCTGAACCTTTGGCAACAGGTTCACCCACCTCATCAGAGGTGGAATCTTCTCCGCTGCCATCGGCCTGGCTCTTGCTGTCCTCATCTTCCTCCCGCGCGCTTGGAAAGATACACTTGATGGTCTCATCAATCATGTCTGCCCAAGCAGGACCACGGAAGTTGAAGTTGAACCGCCTCTCTTTAGTCTTGCGTTCGCGCCTGCCAGAGACGTGATTGTCCAGGATCTCATCAGAGCCGTAGACCCTGTTGTCGTCCTGTTCATACGCATCTCTTGCAAGCTCCTCCATCTCCTCGTCTTCCTCGTCCAGATCTTCATCATCGGCAAGGTCTTCTTGCTGCCGGCGCGCTTCTTTACTCTCGTCTTTCACGATTTCATGTTGCGCGGGGAAACAAGGGTCCTCCACATCATTGCCCAACAAAAGCCGAGCAACCGCGCCACCCTTCGCAGCAGGAACAAAGTCGATCTTGCACCTGTAGATAGCTTTCATGAAAGCCTTCGACGTGATGGCGAAATTAGCGTCCTTCCCGCCGGCAATGTGGATACCGACAAGACGGACAGCTCCGTTCACCCTTGTCACGACGGGACTCCCAGAATACGTCTGCAAAGTGCTGCAGTTGTGCTTGAACACGCCCACAGACCGCTCAAGGTCCGAATCTGGAAGGATGGTACCGGCCGACACAAGAAGTGTTTGGTGCGGTTGTCCAAAAACCTCAACGCTCACATCGCCGAAATGGCAGATGTCCATGAACTTGAGCGTCTTGGCACCCACTGCCCCGAAAGGATCAGAGCCCACTTCGTAGAAGACAAGGTCTTTCCACGACCTGGAAAACTCCGTCTCTTTTGG